CGCCGACATGGGCCACGCTTGCGGCCGGCACCGGAGGGATCAAGCTGACGGCTGCCACAGGTTCAGTTCCTCACGTTCTCACCATCGCCGCCGACACTGGCGCAGTTACTCCAGTGGACGTGTTCGGATTGGCGTCCACGATCACGCCACGCAAGCCGATGCTGCTCCCGTTCAACGTTTCGCTTGGAGCAACAATCGTGGGTGATGTCGTCGCGACCGATGACAAGCGCATCCCTGGAGTCAGCGAATACACGTTGAGCGCAACGTTCACTTTCTACACCGACTTTGGCGCAACCGCCAACGACGTCGATCACGATGTCACTTGGAATCAGTTCGGAATCACAGCCTACGGTGGCAGCACATCGGCCGAATGGAACTCACCGGCAACGGCCTCGCACTGGTCCACGCTTTCCGCTCACGCCGCAATCGTCTCGACTGCGGGAGCGAACGAGCAAGCAACAGCGCCGACGATTACGTGGAAAAGCGACGGCTGGCGCTTGGTCGCGTGCGCTCAAGCCGAGTATCCCATTGCGCTCGGCGTCTGGCCAATGTCCATTTCGCTCTACCCTGAGACTCAGCTTGCGACCATTGACGCAACGGACGGATTTGTTCTCCGATGCGGAAACGACATTCTCGCACGTGACTCTTGGGACATCACGATCCGGCAACAGGGCCGCGTGATGTCGGATTACGTCGGGACGACGGCTGGGAGCACGGTCACGCACACAGGGCATCCGGACATCATCGGCGAAGACCCGCTAAAGGGCGGCGTGGAGTGGCGTGAGAATCGCGGCGAAACGTACGCGGTGGTGACCAACCGCACCGAGTCAATCACCATCACCCAGGCTGGAACCAAGACGCTGCCAGTGTTCGTCGGCAATGACTCGGCCGAGTTCGTCGGTCGGTCTCACTCCGATCCGGCGTGGTATGCCGCTCACCGGGCGGACCTGATCGCGGGAACGGTTCCGTTTCAGGCGCAGCAAGAGGTTGTCCGGCTTCACATTCTCGCGCTCCATTACAACCACATCGCCCAACGGTTGAATGCGATCTACGCAATCGACCCGTTCACTTACGACGAGGTTGTGTATTACGGAGACCTCGCCGAGGGCTCTTGGCCGTTTGCTGTCGTGCCTCCGGATTATCAAGTCAACACGATAGCCACCGGCTCAATTGCGGACGATCTCGCAATGACTGTAAACAGCCTCACGATCAACGGCACAACAGGCTATTGGGTCAGTCAGACGGATTGTCAGACGTGGGCTGCGGCTGCCGGGTTTCGCTACCATTCGCAACGAATCTTCGGGCTTTGCGATCATTTCAGCGGATCGGAATCAGTCATCACGAGTTACATGACTGAGGCGGACAATACCTATCCCTACCGCTACCGTCCTTCCCTCGCTGGCGTGGTCTATGGTGTCGTTGCGGTGGACGACGGAAGCACGCGTGGACCCAAGTCGTACGGCCCGGTTGTCCCGTTCCCTGTCCTGACTGAAGGCGCAATGTTGGAATTGGAAAGCAAGGTGACCAACGGTCCAACGCCGCCGACGGGGTGGACGCTTGACGCCGCTTCGTGGGTCTTCACGTACGCGCACTCCACGTTGCACTACGACAACTCCCCGCTCTCGCTGGCCAATCTCATCGACGATTGGGAGCCGTTCTCTGTGACGCCGGCGGCACCCATTGGGCCGGCATTGTGGCCGCTCACCGACCTGCCGCAGTACATCGCGCCGCAGGACATCGCGGACCTTTACGGCGAGACTGCTGGTGCGCTGGAGGCTTACAAGCTGATGATCATCCCGCGCTTCCTGTTCCTTCGATCATGAAAACTCCCGATCCAAAATACGCGGAATTGCTGGCAAAAGTGGAAAGCCTCTTGGCCGAGGTCAAGAGGCTTCGATTTGAGGTATGGGCTAGGGCCTGGGCTAACGGGAAGCACCGGGAAGCGCCGCCGTGCCCGGTGGCGGCGTCCTAGGCCCCCTCTTCCTCCCCTTCGGCCAGCCTCCCTTCTTGCCGTTGCGGCGAGCGGCTGCGGTTTTAGCCTCCGACTTCATCGCGCCACCGATGCGACCGAGGGACTGGGCGGCGGGGTTCATGCGCGGGTGGCGAGAAAGATCCCGTGGTCCGGAAGATCGCCGGTGATGGTGCGCCCGCCCGCGCCAAAAACCAGCACGTCGATTTTGTAGGGAGCATCGGCCCAGTTGGCGATGGACTCCTCCACGTCCTGCACCGTGTGCTCGTCGTACCGGTCTAGCCCGTCGATTCGCCACGTACCCTCAACGGGGGTGAATTTGTCCAGATCCTCGGCGTTCTTTGCTGTGATGGTGATGTTCATCGCTTTTAGTAAAGGTTTGCGTTAATCACTCGCGCCGCTCCGACGTTAGTTATGGTTCCGGTGAACCCGTTTCGGCGGGCGTGTTCAATGATGCGGTCAACGAAAGTGCTTTCGGCTTTGACTTTGTACGTCGACCCCTTTTGGTGAGCGTGGACGTATTCCCAATTTACGGATTCGCTGAACGTAGGACTTTTCTTGGTCTTCATGGTGCGTTTCTTTCCCGGGCTTGTAACCACCCGCCACAACCCCCGCGTGGGGGCTGGGACGGAGGGTTAGGGGCGGAAGATCGGGGCCATGGAAAACTTGCCGTGCGCGTAGACGTATTCCCCATCGCAATCCCGGCCGATCTTCTTGCGAGTCGTCGATCCGTGAACCAACAGGGTGGCAAACGACCCTTTTCGCTCGATCACCGTTGCGGTGAAGATGCAGTCGTAATCGCAGGCAGAACGGGCCTTGAGCGTCTGGCCGGCTTCGATCGTCGTGCTCGTGTTCGTTTCCATGCCCGAGACCATATACCCAACCGCTTGGGCATGCAACCAAAAGAAAAGCGCGGAGGACTTTTCAAGTCGCATCCGCGCTAGGGTGAACGGGTTAGGGAGTGCGATTTTTTACGCGAGAATCCGTTTCGCGCTCCAGATCCCCAGCAACGCGCAGCCCAGCAGGCCGAGCGCGGAGCCGGCGTCCGGGGTCACCGTAATCGGGCCGACGTAACCGGGGAGGAACGGGCTGTACGTCGGGAGATTGCCGACCGGAGGCCAAATCGCAGAGCCGGGGCCGTCGAGTTGGATGTCGTCGATGATCGCGCCGAAATTGATGTTTTCGTTCAGGGATTCGAACATGAGCCGCGTGACGGATTCCGTAGCCACGAACGAGGTGGACCGCGTCGCGAACGCAATTGTCGCTTCCGACTGCTTCTCGAAATCCTCCGATTGCACGCCTCCGAAGGACACGCGCAGTCTTCCGACAAAAGCTGTCTGGAGGTTTCCGTTTGCTGCCATTGCAAACGTGAGTGTGTACATCTCGCCCGGAGTCGTGTTGAGATCCTGATAGATGTACCCAGGCCCGAGGCCGTTGAGTTCCAAGCTCTGACTGCCGTCCGGCGGCGTCCAGAACGACGCCGGGACGATGTCAACGCTGTCCCTGCCGACCACCCAACCGTCGAACGTAGTGCCGCCCCGAAACGACGTGACGGAACCGTACAGAATCGCGCCGGTTTGAGTCGTGCCCGAGATCGGATCTTCAAACGATCCGTTGCGTATGATGTTCGCGGACGCCGATGCGGACGCGAGGATTGCGAGTGCTGCGAGTGTTTTCATGTTCATTTCCTACTTCCCTCGTGTGCTCCTTTTCTGACGGAAAAACAAAGGAAAAGTGGGGTGTTCATCTTTTTCCCAAATTGTTGTTGCACTCCGCTGCATTCCGCTGCACCGTGTCGCAACACCAAATGCAACGCAAGAAACGCAAACGGCACATCTCGTCAGGGGTCAGTCTCCCCGTGGGGTTAAGGACGCTGGCCGATGCCCGGGCGGATTCACTCGGCCTCACGCACAGCGGATACGTCCAGGCGGCCGTCGAGTTTGAGGTGCGCAACAAGCCGCTTCAACCGCTCCCCTCGAAAGACGAGGTGGCGTCGTGAACCGCCCCAAGGTCGGCGACACCGTGGCCGTCTATTGCGGCCGGTACTACGGGCGACGCGGCAGGGTGTCGAGCGTCGACAACGGCATGGCTTGGGTTCTGTTTGGAAACGGCGACGAGGTGCGCGTTCCGATCTGCGACGTGGAGGTGGTGCCGTGAAGGTCTGCGTCGTCGAAGGGTGCGGCAAGCCGGTCAAGGCGCGCGGGTGGTGCTCTAGCCACTACAATTTCCATCTGCGTCTCGACAATCCCGAATACCACGACTTGATGCTCCGCAACAACCTGAAGTCCAACAAGCTCAAGAAGGTGAGGGGCAAAATCGCCGACCGGGAATTCCGGTATATGTGCGATCAGCGGAATCCCAAGCACGCCCATGGTTTCCTTTCCGAAATCAGCCGGCATGTTGGTAAAGGCCGCGACGCCGGGGACATCGCCGTCCGCATGGGCATTCGGGTTTCGGTAGTCCAGTCGGCGATCAAGCAACTCCAGGAGATGGCCAACCCGCAAACAGCATGAGCACCGAACTCACCACCACCGAAAGCCAAACACTCTCCGACTGCGAGAGGATCATCAACCGGGGTCTCATCGGGTTCGCCGAACTCGGCCGAGCACTCATCAAGGTCCGCGACGGCAAGCTCTTCCGCGCAACCCACGAGACGTTCCTCGATTACTGCTCCGACCGTTGGGGAATCGGCAAGAGTCGTGCCTACCAATTGATCGAGGCTTCCGGCGTGGTGGATTCCATGCCTCCGGAAAGGTCCACAATTGTGGACTCGGAAAGCAAGGCCCGAGAACTCGCCAAGGTCCCCGCCGAGAAGCGTTCGCAGGTCGTCGAGGTTGCTGCGGCTGCCGGTCCGGTCACAGCGAAGTCTATCAGGGAGGCCGCCGCGCAGGTCGTCGAGCCGCCGCCAGCGCCGAAGCTGGAACCGGAGCCTCAACCGGAACAGGAACCGCAGGACGATCCTGAACCGGAGTCCGAGGTTACCGGACCAGAGCCTAGTGCTCCGGTAAGGCAAGCGCCGGATGCCCTGTACCAGGGCGAAAAAGCGATTGCCTTCCTTGAACAGATTGACGCCGACGATCCAAACCGAGACTTGGCCTTTGATAACGTCGCGGCATGGATTGGAAAGGCGAGGAATTGATTTTTCACAGCAACGCATCGGACGAGGCTATGGCTGGAACTTGCGAAATGAACTCAGGGAGACATGTCGAAAGTCGAACTGACTTGAGCCACGAGCAAGCGCTGGGTGGGAAGCGAGCGGATGACCAGTTGCTGTGACAAAAAGGGGAGTCGTTTAAAACAAGACATTGCGACTAGACGCAAAGATTTCGGTAAAGACCGGACTCCCCAGCCAAACCAAAGATCATGAAAAACCGAACCACACTTGAGCATTGGCGCATGTTCAAACGAATAAATCACAGCTTGGACAATGCTCGCCGGCAAATGCGGATCGCGCAGTCCAAGGAGGAGATTGAGGCGGCTTACCGGAAGGCAAACTGCCTCACCCACCTTCAGGGCCGCGTAATGGAAGCAATCAACAAGTCATTCCAATGAACTCCCACACATTTTGGAAAGCGGTAGAGGTCGCCCTGTTGAGTCTCGTTGCCCTCGTGGTTCCAGTCTCGCTTTTCGTCCAGCGCCGCAACGCTCTCAGGGAAGCCCATGCCAAGGAAATGTTCCGCGTCAACACCATCAAGGACTGATATGGAGCACGCCATTTGCCTCATCGCCGTCGGCCTTCTCGCCGCAACCAAAATCGACCCCATTACAATCATGATCCTAACCGCTGCGTTCCTGGCAGTACTCGCAGCAATGACCATCCTCTCGAGGGAATAATCCCACCCCCGGGCGCTAACCGATCAGGGGGGTGAGCACGCAAAGCGTCCATCCCAACGCCCGGTGCAATTTTGGAAACCAGAAAGCACACACATGAACAAAGAGCCTCAGACGGTTAATTGGTCAAAACAAAAGCCAGGAACAATCGGTGTCACCAGGCACGGCAATCATCAGTTTGAGTTTGTCGCCAGCCGAATAAACGGAGCGGTTTTTCACAACGAACACAAAGGGTGGGAGACAAGGTCCGTTTTTGGCCGCAAGTGGCTGGATAAGGACATGCCGGATGACATCCTCCTCCCATGGGAGTACTGCCTCGCCGAAGGGCACAACCCGGACGGGCTGACCAATGTGCAGGTGGGTGATGGGTTTAGGCTGCAAAATCTTGGAGAGATGGCCGCAAGCGACGGCCAGCACTGGCGCGGCGAATGGGTTAACAACGGGCCGCATTTCCAGCGCGAAATCACCAACGCACACTGCTCCCACCGCGTCCCCATCACCAAGCCCAAGCGCCGCATCTCGTGCGGACCGGAGCACTTTCCTCCGGGGACAGTTTTTCGGGTTGCATGCCACGACCTGACTTCTTGGGAGGCGATCCACGGCGTAAATGCGCGCGGGATTGTCAGGGGTGGGGTGTTTGTAACATACGAAGACCTTAAGGGTTTGGAACGATCCACCGACTTCGGCAAGACGTGGCTGCCGTGCTACGTCGAGACCGAAGAATAATTTCGGAAACGACACTAAATCACGCAAATAAGTAAACCATGTCTTCACTATCAGTCATCCCAAAACAGTCCAGTCAGGAGATCGCAGCGTCAGCCTCGGCCGCGCTGGCCAAGGCTACCATCGAAGCGAAGTTCACGATGGCGATGCACCGGCCCCGAAACTTCATGGACGCAAGGACCAGCATCCTTGACTCGTGCAAGCGTCCGGCGTTTGCAGCCAGAGCCATGTATCGCAAGAAGCAGGGCAAGAAGAAGGACGACAACGGACGGTGGGTGGACAACATCGTTGAGGGGCTTAACATTCGTTTTGCCGAGATGGCGATTCAGTACTGGCGCAACGTCGACGTGACCGCCACCACCGTCTGGGAGGATGACGAGCGCCGAGTTGTCAGAATCATGGTGACGGATTTGGAGAGCAACACGAGCTACAGTGACGAGGCGAGCCTTTCCAAAACCGTGGAGCGATCTTCGGTGAGGGAGGGTCAGGAAATTCTTACCGAGCGCCTTAATGCCAGCGGCGAAAAGGTGTTTATTGTCCGAGCGACCGAGGACGAGCTTGCGAATAAAATCAACTCCGCAAAGTCAAAGGCTATCCGAAATAGCGGGCTCCGACTCATCCCGCAGGACATTCAAGAGGAGTCGATTTCCGTTATCAAGGCGACCAACAGCAACGGCGGGGAAGACCCGAAGAAGGCGTCCAAATCCGTGTGCGATGCCTTTGCTGGGATCGGAGTCAATCCGAGCGAGATCGAGATTTACCTTGGCCATTCGATAAACACGGTGTGTCCGTCCGAGTTGGGAGACCTGCGCGCCATTTACTCCACCATCCGCGACGGCGAGGCGGTTTGGAATGACTATCGGAGCGCGGATCGAGTGCCAGAGAAGCAGGAGACCAGGCCTGCCGCCACCGAAGCCACGAAGGCGGAAATCGTATGCCCTCAACGCTCGCTTTCGGATCGCCTGACCGAGGCCGGCGTGTCCTTTGACGACTTCAAGAAGTGGGCCGCGAAACACCAGCCAGGAATTGCCGCCGAGACCCTCCCCGGATACGACCACCTGGAGTCAGCCGACGCCAAGCGACTCCTCCGCGCCGTGGACGGAATCATCGCGCAGATCAAGGAAGGGGGCGCGAAGTGATTATCGAGGCACGCCCGACGCGGTGGATTGTGGGGCATTGCGAGCTACACACGGTCGTTGAACTCGACGACGAAGGCGCTGGGTGGTTCGTCAAAGTGGACCAGCCGGGCAAGGAAGCTGGCGACGAGTTGCGGTTTGATCGCGAGGAATGGCCAGCCATCCGCGACGCCATTGACCGCGCCTTTGCGGAAATCAAGCGGCACGAGGAAGCCGAGAAAGCGGGGGGAAATTGAACACCGCCATCACCATCTTCCAACGCTCCGACCTGACCGTCTCCAAGTCTCCCGGCGTTGACGATCTGATTGAGTCCGCGCTGTCACGGTCGGCGCTGATTGGCAAGGTCGAGACATCGGACGAGAACGAGGTTGCGAACGGCGCAATGCTCGGGATCAAGAGCCTTATTTCGGGTGTGGAGAAGGCGCACAAGGAGGGAAAGCGGGACCCGCTGAAGCTTTGCCAACGTTACGACGAGCTGAAGCGTGAGATCCTGAAGCCTCTTGAGGAGGAATACGCCCGGCTTGGCGACTTAATGGCGGATTACGTAAAGGCGAAGCTCGACATGGATCGAGCCGCCCAAGCTCTGCGATCCGCCGAGATCGCCAAGATTGAGGCTGACGCCACGTTGGAGCCCGAGTTGAAGACTCAGGCCATCGAGGCAGTGACATCGGTTCCGGCACCCGAGAAGCCACAAGGTCAAACCGTCCGCGAGGAATGGGAGTTTGACGTCACCAATATCTGGGACGTGGTCCGCGCCAATCCCGGACTCGTCGAAATAACCCTTCGCAAACGTGAGACGCGGGAGTGCATCGAAGCCATCGCGAGGACCGGAGCGCAACCCAAGATCCCCGGCCTCCGCATCTGGAAGGAAGTTAAGGTCGGGGTGCGGTTGGATAAGGCGAGGACGGTGGACGTATGACAGCCGAACAACTCTGGCAATGGGTCGAGCGAAACAACGCGAGCCTCGTGCCAATCTACGACGAGAACGAACGCAAGAAAGGATACCTCTGCATGACTGAATTGACGACATGGATCGAAGGAACGGACGCACGCAACGCGGTGGAGAAATGCGCCAAGCTGCTGGAGGGAGACAAGTGAACGCCACGCTTCAATGCGAGGACCTGCAATCGGTGGTCACAATCACACGCGGAAGTGTGACGATCAACGTTAGCACTCCGGACGACGAGATCATGGCCCGACGAATCGGCGATCTTGAGTCGGAGATCGCCAAACTCAAACGCGAGAACATGGCTCTTGTCGACAAACTCGAACGCAAATGAAACGCCAAGACACCATCATCCTAATCGTGGCCATGTCCATCGCCCTGTCGCTCGCGGTATCCTGCGTCAAGCGGGCCAGCAAGGAACGGGTTTGGCGGGATGGGTTGTGGATCGATAAGGCGGAATACCAGAAGAGGAAGCAATGAACCGCTCATTCACCCAATCCCATACGAAAACCGTCGTTATAATGTCCGCCGAGTACCTCGCGGACCTACTCAAGTACCTGGGCGCAATTTCGCACTCGACGCGACCAGAAGAAATTCAAGTCACCGGAGGCGAAAAAGGGCAAGGAATGCAGGTAACGATTGAATCCGGAATCGCGGAAATCGAACTGCCAAAGGTTCTGCCATGAACATCCCTATTGGCTGGATCAAACTTCAGGACGGGTCCTACGCCCCGCCGTCCGCACTGGGTCGACTCGTGTCGGTGGGCGCAGCTCCGGTGGATGCCTGCGTAGTGGAGGCCGAACTCCACGCTCAAATCTTGGACGAGTGCCGGCGTCGCGGCTACCCGGTTCACCACGCCCGCATGGACAGGCCGGCAACGTGCGGCGTGGGCACGCCTGACTTCGTTGTTGCCCTGCCTGGAGGTCGAAGCCTCTGGGTCGAAGCCAAGAGCAAGGCTGGTAAGCTGAAGAAGGAACAAGCGGCATGGCTCGCCGCACTACGCCGGCACGGTCACGCGGCCGAGGTTGTCCGGTCCATGTCGGAGTTCATCAATGCGGTTAAGGAGGCAATGAAGTGAACATCGAATTCAGAGCAAGAACACCCGAGGCGGAGGCGGCCATCGCAAACGGCGACATGCAGATTTCCGTGCGGGTTGGTCAGAAGAATCAGGAAACGATCAGTCTCGACGAGTTCTGCCGTCGCATGTCTCGCCTTGGTCAGAGGCTCAAGCTTCTCCACGAGACGGTCAGGAACGAGACAGACAAACTTTCGGAGGATCACTACCTATGAGCCTGAAACCACGCTACGGGGCGCACTGGACCAACATCCAGCGCGACGGTGAGACGGTGGAGATCAAGGTGATCTTCTGGTTCATACCTGGCTATCCATCGACCCAGGAAGATCCCGGTGCCGTCGACCAGGTTGACATTGACTCCGCGCGCGACAGCGACGGGCTCCCGGTGGACCTGAAACCGGCCGAGCGGCACGCAATCGAGGATGAGATCCTGGCGGAGATCGTTGGCCAGGAATGACCTTGACCCACGTAAAGCAAACGACAAGGCTACCAAAGTCGCCGAGGGGTGAGATCTGAAGCGACACCGACAAATGAACAGCGACACACATTTCCCCACTTTGGCCCTTGGAGGCGTTCCTGTTCCGCCATCTCACCCAAGGCCTTGGTGGGGTTCTTCTTTTGGGGGTCTGAATTGAATCCGCCCGCGTTCCAGCTTTACGCAGACGACTTCATTGCAGGGACCATGATCCTTTCTCAATCAGAGGTTGGGGCTTACATGCGGCTGCTTTGCCACCAATGGTCAAAGGGTGGGCTTCCAAATGACGCCGGAAAGCTGGAGAGGCTGGCTGGCGGGCCAGTGTCCGACGATGTCCTGGCCAAGCTCCCTGTTTGCCCTGATGGGCTACGCAGAAACGTGAGGCTGGAGCAGGTCAGGAAGGAGCAAGCTGAGTTCAGGCAGAAGCAAAGCAAGAACGGCAAGGCTGGAGCGGACGCTAGATGGCACCGCCAATGGCCAAACGATGGCGACCCCAATGGCCAAACTATGGCACCGCCAATGGCACCGCCATCAAATCGCCAATGGCGAAACGATGGCTCTCCATCTCCTTCTCCATCTCCTTCTCCAAAAGAAGAGAAGAGAGAGAGTAACGCAAAGATCCCCGAGGCCCAGCTACCGCTGGCCCCCGAACCCGAACAGCCGAAAGCGCCGCCGACCCCCAAAGCTGAGGCCAAGCCGGACTCGTTGGAAGCCGTTCACGACTTTTTCACATCCAACGGAAGCACAAGCAAGGAGGCTGACAAGTTCCACGACTTCTTTGCCTCAAACGGCTGGAAGGTCTCCGGCAAGGCTCCGATGAAGGATTGGCATGCAGCGGCACGAAACTGGATGCGACGCGCCAGCGAGGCTCCCAGAGGCCCCGTTGGACATTTTAGAGGACCGTCCACCGGATCCAAGTCGGCGGCTCAGGAGAACATCGACCAGCTTCGGGCAGCAGCAGAGGAAGACGCTCGCCAGATGGAGGCATCAAGGGCCGCAAGACTCGCGCCTGGCGCACCAAAATTCGTTGACGTATCAGGAAAATTCAAATGGTAGTCCACCCCCACTGCCGATTCTGCCGGACGGAACTCTCCGTAGAGATTCCCGAGGGCGAGGAGAACGCCAAGATGGCCAAGCTTATCGGCAACCTCGTTTCCCGTGTCTGCTGCAATCGATGCGCGGACTACCACCGTGGGCAGCGGGACAGGGCCGACCGGATTCAAAGAGCATCTCTCGCCATCAAGACATCCGGCGACCGCGAGGCGAACGCGCTTCGGCAAATGGTGACGACCGTGGCTACGTCCGTCGTCCAAGCCGCTGAAGATCACTACCTGATTTCCGGCCTCCTGTCCGAAGCCAAAGAGTTCGCGAAGACGATCCTTGAGCAACCCGAGTACGCGGCAAGCCACGTCCGGGTGTTCGACAAGAAGGCGAACGAACTGGCGATGAGAACACACAACCGAGAGCCCGAATACCCGTACTGAAATGACCTATCAGGAATTACTCAACCGAAAGCGCGTCAAGGCACGTGACTTTGGGATCGAACCCAAGGCGATTCACCCCGAGCTATTTGATTTCCAGCGCAAGGCTGTGGAGTTTGCCGTTCGCAAGGGTCGCGCTGCCCTGTTTCTTGACACCGGACTTGGTAAGACAATCTGCCAGCTTGAATGGGCGCGTCAGATTCCCGGAGAGGTCTTGATCCTGGCGCCCGTCGCCGTCGCTCCCCAGACCGTCCGGGAGGCCAAGGATCACCTTGGCATGGGCGTTCATCACTCCCGAGACGGAAGCGTGCGCGGCAAGGTGACGATCACCAACTACGAGAGGATGCACCTTTTTGACGCGCAACAGTTCGCTGGCGTCGTCCTGGATGAGAGTTCGATCCTCAAATCGTTCGCCGGAAAGACCAAGCAACAGCTTTGCGACACGTTCAAAGCGACACCGTATCGGTTGGCATGCACCGCAACGCCGGCTCCAAACGATTACATGGAGCTTGGAAACCACGCCGATTTCCTTGGAGTCATGCCGTCAAACGAGATGCTCTCGAGATGGTTCATCAACGACACGATGAACTTTGGTAGCTATCGGCTCAAGGGGCACGCGGTGAAATCCTTCTGGCAATGGGTTGGTTCGTGGGCCGTGTGCGCTTCAATGCCGTCCGACCTGGGTGGAGATGACGAGCGATACATACTGCCTCCCATGGGAATGCGCCTCCATGTCGTCGAAAAGGCCGTGAAGCCGAACATTGAAACTGGGTGCCTATTCGGACACGCCGAGCTGTCAGCAACCAACATGCACGCGGACAAACGGGAAACGATGGCCGAGCGCGTTGCCAAGGCCGCCGAGTTGGCTGATACAGGCGACTTCTGCCTGATTTGGTGCGAGTCCAACGCCGAGAGTGAAGCCTTGCGAAGAGCAATCCCTGATTGCGTGGAGGTTGTCGGGTCCGATGACTCCGACGCCAAGGAGGCCAAGTTGGACGCATTCTCCCGAGGCGAAGTTCGAGTCATGGTCACCAAGCCATCCATCGCAGGCTTCGGGCTCAACTGGCAGCATTGCAATCACGTCATCTTCGCCAGCCTGTCTTACAGCTACGAGGCGTACTATCAGGCCATCCGCCGAACGTGGAGGTTTGGCCAGAAGCGCCCGGTTCAGGTGGACGCCATCATTGCCGACTCGGAGCAAGGCGTTTGGCGAACGGTGAAAGAGAAGATGGAATCGCACAACGCAATGAAGGAATCCATGCGCTACGCCGCGCTGAACTCCAGTGAATCACTCGGAATCAAAACGGAATACATCGCGGAAACGAAAGGAAAGCTGCCGGTATGGATCAAGTGAATTGCATCAAGGAAGCCAAGGGAGAGAGCTGGGCGGTTTACAACTCGGATTGCGTCTTGTTCGCTCAACAGATGCCAGAGAACTCCATCGACCTAAGCATCTACTCGCCACCCTTCGCGAACCTCTACATCTACTCGGACTCGGTTGCGGACATGGGGAACTGTGCCGACGACGAGGAGTTCTTCGATCAGTACGAGTTCCTTGTGCGCGAAATCTACCGCATGACGAGGCCTGGGCGGGTCACAAACGTCCACTGCAAGAACTTGGTCAACTACAAGGGGCGCGACGGCATGGCTGGCCAGCGGGACTTTCGCGGGGACATCATCCGAGTGCATCAGAAATGCGGGTGGGCCTATCATTCCGAGGTCACCATCTGGAAGGACCCGGTCATTGAGATGCAGCGCACCAAGGCGCACGGGCTTCTCTACAAGCAACTGCGCGCCGATTCGACTTTCTCGCGCCAAGGAATGGCAGAGTATGTCTTGACGTTCCGGAAGTGGTCGAATGGGGATTCCGACGACTGCATCGTGTCGCCTGTCACGCACACGAAGGACTCGTTTGAGTTGGATCAGTGGCAGCAATGGGCAAGCCCGGTCTGGATGGACATTCGGCAGACCCGCGTCTTGAACGTCCAAGCCGGGAGAGAGAACGGAGACGAAAAGCACATTTGCCCTCTCCAACTGGACGTAATCGAGCGGTGCCTCGTGCTGTGGAGCAACAAGGGCGACGTGGTTTTCTCTCCGTTTACCGGCATCGGCTCCGAGGGCGTTTGCTCTGTGAAGCTGGGCCGGAAGTTCATCGGGACTGAACTGAAAGAAAGCTACTGGAAGCAGGCTTGCGGATACCTCGCGCAGGCTGAGTCGGAATCGAAAACACTTCTCTGACACCAAATGAATACACCAAAGTACATCGGTATTGTTCAATCTGATCCACAATGGCCGCAGTTGATCGCTCACGGCGACGACAAGGCTTCAGTCGAGTCGGAGATCAACAAAGATGTTTCCCAGCTAAAGGGACGCATCGGCGACATCTACATTCGCGAGAGGGACACGCGACGGCAGTTCAGTCCGGAGGACGTTAGGGCTATCAGTGCGTTACTTTGGGCAAATCACGGAATCGATATTTGTTCGCCAAGAAAAGCGAACGAAGCAATCGAGTTCATCCTCGCCAAATTCCGCAAGCTCATCAACCAGCCATGAAACTCACAATATCACTCTTGCTCGCCATGCTGCTCGTCGGCTGCGGCACAACCCGAGACCAGCGGTGCGGGGCGTACAAGATCACTTACGAGCTATACCGGGCTTCCACTGCCTTGAGGGAGCCGAGCAAACAAGAGGTCGACGCAGCGCATGCGGCCAGCGTGTTCCTTACCATCTACTGCGGATGGACCAAAACTAGGGGCGTGGACCAGCACGGGGTGCCGGTGATCGTGGAGGGAAAGCCATGAAACCCAAGATAATCAAACTACAACCAAACGAACAGATCATCGCCGTCGTGCCTAAGCGGGCGGGTGGGCCTGGTTGGTCAAACGCGATAACTTGGGTCTACATCGAAAACAGCTCAACCGGAGCCTGCTACGCGGAAGCCATTCAGCCCGAGGAGCGAACCGAGGCAATGGATGCGCTGTACTGCATCGGGGAAGCCGTGCACAACGCGCTTCTTAACGCGGTTCCATCCAAACGAGTGAAGGGGGCAAATGACTAACAAGATCATCGCCCAGTCATCCCGCTTTCGAGCCGTCAGAACTTCACGGGATCGGGTTAGGATCAAGAGCGCCAGCGGCAACATCGAGTTTGGCTCTTTGGTCCGCGAAGGGGCTGGAATGCCTTGGTTTAACCCGTGGTTCGCTTCCAACGCATGCCAGGACCTGATGACATTTGTCGAAGCGGTTCACCGGACGTTGGAGAAGGAGGTCAAATGACTATCGCAGAACTAAAAGCGATTGTTGCAAACTGGCCCGAAACCAATCAAGACGGCGAACCCACTGAGGTTTGGCTTGAGACTGGAAATGGGCTCAGCAGCTTGTGCGAAACGCTAAACAGGCTCAACGAGCGAACAGACCGTAACGGAGCAATTGTTTACGACCTTCTGCTTTGTCCTTCAGCCAATGTTTGGGAGGAAAAATGACCATCGCCGAACTCGCACGATACGCATCCGCCTACCCCGCCGAATGGGAGGTGATCCGAGTCAATACGATGTCCGGCCAGGTCATGGCAATCCCCCCATCCGAGGAACAGCCCGAGGCCAACATGAGCGTGCAGATCGCCATCCGTGAGGCGTGCAGGCTTTGGAACGTGACGCCAGACGACATCCGCAGCGGACGTAGGCCAATGCACATCGTTCGGCCTAGGCTGGCCATCTACAAGGCCTTGACCGAGCATGGAATGAGCACGGTCGAAGCTGGCAGGCACCTCGGAAAGGATCACGGTAGCGTCTGCCACGGAAGGAAGTCGTGCGAGGCAATGATCGCAACAAATCCCTCCTACCGAGCCGAGTACGCCCGCTTTGACTCGGCCTTCTGTCAGTCAATCGAACTGTTGGCTAGGGCGCGCCAAAAGGAAAAATGAATGAGTTGGCACTTTTCGCGGGCGCTGGTGGCGGAATTCTCGGGGGCAAACTCCTTGGATGGCGAACAGTCTGCGCTGTTGAATGGGATGAGCATGCCAGGAATGTTCTCATCGCCAGACAAAACGACGGCTGCCTTGATCCATTCCCAATTTGGGACGACGTGCGTACCTTCGACGGACGGCCCTGGGCTGGCCTCGTGGATATCATTTCTGGCGGATTCCCGTGTCAGGACATCAGTACAGCAGGAGGACCAAACAGACTCGGGCTATCCGGATCGCGATCAGGGCTCTGGGCAAGCATGGCGCGCATCATTGGCGAAGTTAGACCGAGATTCGTGCTCGTGGAAAACTCACCAGCTCTTACTTTTCGGGGGCTTGGAACCGTACTCGGGGACTTGGCCTCGTTACGGTATGATGCGAAATGGGGAATTGTATCCGCTGCCGATGTTGGAGCACGACACGAGCGTGAGAGAATTTGGATCGTGGCCTATAATTGGGACACCGATAAAAACGCAGCGATGCCGCAGCGAGGCTTTTATGAGCCCAGCCAAAAATCCATTCGAGCTATGTCCGAGGGGCTTTCTACCAAGCCCGAAATGGGTAGAAAGGTTGATGGGCTGGCCGGATGGATGGACAGACTTGAGCGAATTGGAAACGGGCAAGTTCCGCAAGTGGTCCGACTTGCATGGGACATATTGGCCCCAAAGTCGCGACAATGAGACCAACCAATGACACTCTCCCCACCCACGCGAGGACCCTTGCTTCGGCACGGACCAAGGATCGCACCCTCGTTGAGGGAGGGTGGGGGCATTTTTAAAACGAAAGGAACGAAGTGAGCTACAACAAGGTAATCATCGAGGGGCGGTTAGGGCGAGATCCTGAACTCAAGTACACGCCCAAGGGGCAGGCTGTAGCTAGGTTCTCGTTGGCCATAGGCAGGAAGTGGAAAAACGAGGCGGGCGATGAGCAGGAAGAAACGACTTGGGTCGAGTGTAACGCATGGGGGAAGACCGCCGAGATCGCTGGGCAGTACATGAAAAAGGGCACAGAGCATCTTGTGGAAGGGCGGCTCAAACAGGAGAACTGGGATGACAAGAAGACAGGGGAGAAGCGATCCAAGCTGGTCGTTGTCGTCGATCATCTGAGGCTCGGGCCGAAGAGGGGCGATGGCGTTGGAGGAGGGGGAGTGTTCGAGGTGCCGCCAAAACCCACACCAACAACTCAACCAGCGCCGAACGTGCCCGGCGAGACGGATTCAGTTCCTTTTTAGCTATGAAATACTGCATACAATGCAAAAAGCTGATGGGCTTTGAATGCTTCTACAAGCATCCAAAAATGAAGGACGGGCACTTGGGCAAATGCAAACAATGCTGCGTTGCTTATGCCAAGGATCGCCGAACCAAAAACCCCCAAACGGTTCGGTCTATCGACAGGCAGCGGTCAAGGTCCCCTGAGAGGAGGGCTTGGGTTGCTGAGTTTCAAAGAGAACAGCGAAAAACCAACCCGGATAAATACGCAGCCAGAACTGCTGTCGCGAATGCAATCAGAGACGGAAGACTTCAGCGTCAACCGTGCTCTGTGTGTGGGGTCAAAAAGGCAGAGGCTCACCACCCCAATTATAGCAAGCCTCTAGACGTTGTGTGGCTGTGCTTTGAGCACCACAGGATGGAACACTCAAAAATCAAGGAATCAGAATGCATCTCTTCATCGTATTGATTAGGCCGGTGGGATCAGGCTGTTGGACAATCGAGCGCATCGCTCCATCCAGGGAAGCCGCAGATCGTTACGCCGCAGAGGAGCGAAACAAGAAGATCCGATTCGCTGACGCAAGCATGCACCTACAATCAACCGCCATTATCGAGGCCGAGCTTCCATCCGAAAGGGACGCCACCCAACAGCATTGGGAGGCACATGAGGTAGCCACAGTTACAAGGAGCGTCGCGTAACGAAAGGCAATGAAAATCATCATTGAACACAAGGGAGTTAAGCGGCAGATCGAAGGCAGCGGGTTTAACATCTGCGGTTCGGCAACGGACATGCATGCGATTGCCGATCAAATCAAAGCCAAAGCCGAAAGCTTACAGTTTGCTTATGGCTGGATTCAGGTGAGAGACCCACAACAAGACGAGCACTTTGCGGGGCCTAACACCCAACCCAAGGCGTGGAATGAGTGAACCAATTAAGCTAGACCCAAGCGAGGTGGAGTTCTGGAAGTCGTGTGTGGTGGCTGTTCTAAGCGATACCAGACTTGAGTTTGTGAGTTCAGCAGACCAAGCCGTGAAGGCGCTTAGGGAGAGGGTGGATACCAAACCCAAGGACGCAGAGCGCGTGTCATCGTGGAGGCAATGCGCTACGTGTGGGAGGAAGATTGCTGCTCCCAAAGGGCTGCCACTTGATTCGTTCATCTGCTGCAACAATGAGATGAGGCGAATGCCCATTGAGCAAGGGGTGCTGCCGTGATGCACGTTGCATTTGCAATGCGAAAGCACGCATACGCAATGTTACTAGGCAAAAGTTGCCGGGTGGGTAAGGAATCTTTTTCCCGGTGGGGATGCGTCCCGGGGCTCGGCTCCCGACGAATATTCACGCGACTTGTTTTCATAAATCCACACCTATAAGGCACTTACAGCAATGAAGCCTAGCAACGCAATTTGTATGCCAGTTCCAATTTGGGAATTGTCCCCATAAAGTGCCCATGGAGTGGAGCTTGCAAGCGGCATCGACGGAGTTTGGCGTGGGTCGGGACACGTTGCGAAAAGCGCTCACTGACGCCGGGCACAAACTGACCGGAGATCGAGTGAAGTTCTCGACCCGCACCATTCACGAAGCCCTGTCCCGTCGCGGTGGCCTGGAGGCCGCCCGTGAGGCTGAGACATGGGAGCGACACCGGCAGCTAAAGCTGGAGAACGAGAAGGAGGAAGGCACTCACTGGCACCGCGACGATTGCCTTGCCTACATCGCCCGACGCCTTCAACCGATCCGGCAGCGCATCATCTCCCGCGCAACCCGGATGGCAGCGACGGCGAACCCAACCGACCCAGAGCACGCCCACCGGGTTCTCACCGAGGACGCAGACTCAGAGTTGCGACTGTTCAGCCAACCCGAACCCGAAGTGCAGCAACCAAAGAACGATGAGGAAGCAGACACAACGGGAGATTGACGGCGAGTTTGCCCGCTGGTTTGCACCAAGGCCAACGGTCAAGCCCTCGGAGTGGGCGGCACAGAACATTGTGCTTCCCGCTTCGGAGCAACGAGGGGTTGGCCCTCTGACCTGGGCCGGTCGCGAGTTCGCCATCGAGCCGTTGGACGCCATTGCAAACCCAATGATTTCCGACATCGCTCTGTGCTTTGGCAGCCAGATCGGGAAGACGGTCATCGTAATGTGCGGTAACGCCTACGTGATCGAGAACGACCCTCGCGGCATCCTTTGGGCGCTTCCGGACATCAACCTTGCCCGCAACTTCTCAAAGCGCCGATGGATGCCGCTTGTCGAGGCGTGCGCTCCGCTTGCGAGGAAGATCCCGACCGGCAAAAAACGATACGACTGGGCGGCGCTGAGTCAGGTTCTCAACGGCACGGAGATCGACTTCATCGGCTCCAACAGTCGCGCCGGCATGTCGAGTCGTCCCAAGGCCATTGTGGTCTTGGACGAAATGGACAAGTTTACGCTTGAGACTGCGGCTGGCAAAGAGGCGGGCGCGGTTGAGTTGATCGAGCAGCGCGTCAAGGACCAGCCTTCCCCCAAGCGCATCAAGACATCGACTCCGTCCGTTGTGGACGGTCCCGGCTGGGTCGAGTTCTTGAAGGGTGACCAGCGCCGATACGAAGTCCCTTGCCCCCACTGCGGTGCCGGCGTGTTCCTTGCATGGATCAAGGGGGCATCGTTGTTGAAGGCTGACGCCCGAGACGCCCACATTGCATGGGACAAGGAGGCCGAGGGCGATGGCGGCGTGGTGGATTACGACCGGATCGTCAGGACTGCCCACTGCGTATGCCCTCACTGCCGGGGCCAGATCGATGAACACCACAAGCTTGGGATGGTGCGTAAGGGGCGATGGATGGCCACGGCGTTGGCTCCGTCGTCGTTCCGCTCCTATCACCTTCCCAGCCTCTACGCATCGTCACCAGGCACGACGCTGGGGCTTCTGGCGCGGCAATACGTGATGTTGCAGCGCAGCAACGAGGGGGTCAGGGGTTTCATCAATGGAGCGTTGGCCGAGCCCTACGAATCGCAAAGCGAAGGCGACATCCGGACAGAGACCGTGGTTCCGGTCACGGCCGGTTCCATTGCAGAGCGTGTCGTCCCAATCCTGTCCGTGGACGTACAACGCTCACAGCCGATGCTCTACTGGATCGTCCGGGAATGGGACGCGACGGGAACCGGGGACAGCCGGCGCATCGGAGTCGGTACCTGTGATTCGTGGGAGGAGTTGGAACAGGTGCAGTCCAAGTACGGCGTCCAATCCAACCACGTCATCCTCGACACAGGCGACGGTGAGCGGACGGAGGAGCTTTACACGGTTTGCGCCAATCACGGGACCAAGAAGCCGCGCAACGGGGGGAGGCCGATGCATTTCGGCTGGATGCCGTCAAAGGGAGCTCCGCGCGGCAAGCGTTGGGACAACCAAGCCAAGACGGAGCAGCGTCCGTTCACCCTTTCAAAGCAGGACTTTGGCGGCTCCAAGTTCGACTTCTACCTCTTCCTTTTCGCCGGCCCCGATTACCAAGACATGCTGCACCAGCTTGGCAAGGGACCTGAGCGCAATAACGGGGTGAGGTTCGAGGTTCGCGCCGACCCGGCAAGGGACGAACGCTATTGGCAGCACAGGGACGCCAAAATCTGGACCAAGACCGGATTCAACAAACGCACCGGCAGGTTTACCGGGGAATGGACATTGCGATCCGCTCACCGGCCGGACCATTGGAACGACTGCGAAATCATGCAGCTTGCCTACGCATCCATGCTCAAACTGTACCGCTGGCCCGGTTCCCGCGTTGAAACGGAGGTTGCCAAGTGAGCTTTGACCCGTATTGGGATGAACCAATCACCCCCAAAGAGGCTATGGCATGGCAGAAAAGGTCCCGTTCGTGGTGGACCATGGCGCGCAAGAAAGGCCTCAAGGTGTTTGCGGGGCGAACTACAAGACGCATCGTAATCCAGTTTTTGACCAAGTGTCCCAGCCCATGCTCTCGCAATGTGCGCTAATGTGGCTAAGAGTGGCAACAAATAGACTGTTGATGCGTTACGCCATGCCCAAGTGTGAGTTCGGTGGCATTGCCGAATCACAGGGTGCGACGGTCGTTTATCCGGAGCGTTTACCGGAATGCCTCCGCATCGACTGAGTCGGCCCGCAATACCTACCTCGACGGGCTGGCTGACGCAGCGCAAGCCGAGCTTGATTCCGGGAAGCAACTGACGAGCGCATCGGCTGGTGGCGTTAGCTCTGGGTGGTCCTCCGCTGCCGGTTCCGATCCCGAGAGCCGCCTTGAGCTGTACGAGTGGGCGCGTGATTACATCGCCGAGGCGACCGTCGCCGCCGCTGTTGCGCTGATTCCGCTTTCTACCTCCGCTGTCGCAACCGACTTTTCGGGGGTGCGCGGGTGAGCATCCTTGCACCATCCGGAGTCCCTGCCCGCCTGGAGATCCGCAGGAACACCATCCGCGCTCGCTACGATGCCGCATTCTCCGGTGGTCCAGAGCGCACGTCCGCGCCGCAGTACCAGCACCCGTATCGCGACATTACTCCATCCGTCCGAATCCGACTGATGGATGGATCTTGTGACCTCGCGGACAACTCCCCGTTCTTCTCTGGCCTGTTTGAACGCTTGGTGACCTACGTTATCGGCACCGGCATCTGGCCGCAGAGCGATTCCGGGGACAGCGAATGGGACAAGCTGGTTGACGATCAGTTCCAGTCCGACGTCGAAGATTGCGAAGTTCGTGGCGGTGTATCGTGGGCCACGCTTCAGCAGCAAGCCTATCGAACGGAAATCAAGCAGGGTGACTGCGGCGAAATCCTGACCAATGACGAGCAAGGCAACCCCAAGGTCCTTGCCGTCGAAGGTCGAGACATTGGCGACAGGTGGGGCGTTACAACCTCCAAGGATCTTTTCGACGGCGTCCGCATTGGACCGCGCGGCGAGCGTCTCGGCTACGTCCTGACCAGCGAGGACCCGCTTGGCACCAGCATCACAATTCCGGTTTCCGCTGACTGGTTCGTTCACCATTTCAACCCGCTTCGTCCCGGCCAACTCCGGGGGATACCTCTCCTTGCTTCGGCCCTGAATACAGGCCGGGACGTTCACGACATCCTGAATCTTGAGAAGCTGGCCGTGAAGGATGCCAGCAGCAAGACCGACATCATCAAGACTGAGTCGGGGCAGTTCGACCCCGAGGAGGCGTACAACGCGGGCGGAGCCACTTCGGACGGTTCGGACGGTGAGGACCGCGCCAACTACTATCGCAAGATTTTCGGCCCCGAGGCCCGATACATCAAGCGCGAGGACTCTTGGGAGGCCTACAAGTCTGATCGTCCCGGTCCTGCGTGGCAGGGATTCATGGACTTCCTCAGCCAGACAATCTGCCTAGCTGCTCGCATTCCCCCTTCGGTCCTTCTCCAAATTAAAGTCGGCGGCGCTGATACTCGCCGAGACCTTGCCGCCGCCGCCCGCGTGTTTGAGGCAGAGCAACACCGGCTTGCCGGACAATGGGCTAGGGTCCGCAACTTCTTTGTCCTGCGTCGCATCGAGGACGGAACACTGAAAGGCGCTCCTCCCACTTGGCGGCGTGTTTCTTGGCAGTTCCCAAAAGCCATCACCGTTGACGCCGGTCGGGAGGCTCAACAGGACCGCGAGGACGTTCGTGGCGGGTTCATGTCGGAACAGGAGTATCAGGGTCGATGGGGAGCCAACTGGCGCAAGCACCGAGACCAAGTTGAGCTTGAGACTCGCGACAGAATCCAACGGGCAAAGGCCGTTTCCGAGGCTGAGAATGTTCCGTTTGACGTGGCGCTTCGGATGCTTGGAACTCCGCAGGATCAGCAGCCTCCTGCGCAACTGCCGCCTCAACAGCAGGCACCAGCACAATGAAACGCATCCGCGCCTATATGGTTGGCATCCTGTCGCGTCAGGGCCAAGAGCTTGACCAGTGGAAGCCCCAGCAGTCACTCGAATGGATGCCGTCTGGAACCAACGAGATTCGAGTTGCTGGACCGGAAGGCGAGCCGGCCGTCTATCTCGTTTCAACTGCGCCGGAAGACGCGGAGACACTCGACAAGCAGCTTCAGTCAGCGCTTGCGCTTGCTGCTGAAGGCAAGGCCAGTCGGCCATTCATCGACTTTAACCACGACGGCGAGCAGGCCGCAGCGATCCCAAAGAGGTTCTTTTGGGACGACGGAATCCGCCTGGAGGTCGAGTGGACCGGAAGCGGGGTCGCTGCCCTAGCAAACCGTGACTTCTCCTATTTCAGCCCTGAGTTCTACCTGTCCGACGACGGGCACCCGACGGGCATTCCCGAGGTTGGTCCGATTGGTGGGTTGGTAAATACACCAGCCTTTCAATCAATCGAACGCCTTGCCGCAAAGAAATCCCCGGAGGCTCCAGCCTCCGACACCAAAGGCAAAAAAATGGAATCGCTACTCGCGAAACTGGCTGCCGCCGGGGTCGTTCCCAAGGACCAGCCAATGACCGAAGACGCTCTGGTTGAGAGTCTCACGGCCATGAAGAAACAGTACGACGAAGCCAACGCTGCGTCGCAAACCGCAACCGCAACTGCCGCTTCGCTGAAGAGTGAACGTGATGCGCTCAAGGCGAAGATCGACGAAAGCGTGAAAGCTTCGGCCGAGCGCGATGTCACTGCCGCTATCGCTGCCGGTAAGATCGACGAAAGCCAAAAGGCTGGCTGGGTTGATGACTACATCGCGAACCCGGAGCGCATCGTCGCGCGACTGGCTGGAATCAAGACCGCGCCCGTCAAGGCGTCCGGGCATCCAAACGACAAACTTCCTGCCAAAAGCGCGGGAGGCGGAGAACTCACCGGAATCAATCGCGTCGCGGCTGCTTTCGCTGCCAAGCGCGGGAGCAACTAACCACAAGGAGACATCATGCCAAACGCAACTCTTCTCGACATTGCCAAACTCAACGGTTCCGACGCGGTTGTTGGACTGATTGAGGAGGTCAGGACAGCGGCTCCGGAAGTGATGGTACTTCCGGCGCGCACCATTCGCGGCACTAGCTACAAGACCGTTCATCGCACCGGATACCCGGCCGTCGGTTTCCGAGCCGCCAACGCCGCAACCACGGCCGGCGCTTCGACGTTCACGAACAAACTGGTTGAGACCTTCATTCTCTCCAGTCTTATCACCTGCGACAAAGCCGTGGCCAACGCCTACGAAGACGGCGTTGGCGCTTGGCAGGCCATGGAGGCCGTCGGGGTCGCCAAGCAGGCCATGATTGAGCTTGGCCAGCAGATTTTCTACGGCACAAACACGACCTTTGGCGGAAATGACGCTGGGTTCCCTGGTCTCCTTGGCACCTACGATTCAACCAACATGGTCGTGGACGCTGGCGGCACGACTGACAACGTCGCTTCCTCCGTTTGGCTTGTCGCCACCGGCACACAGGATGTTTCCCTCATCCTTGGGAACGGTCAGGCGATGCAGCTTTCTGACTGGCGCGAAGAGACTGTCTCTAGCGTTCCGTCCTATGTGGCCGACCTGACTGGCTGGATTGGCCTTCAGGTCGTCAACCCGTACTCCGTTTGCCGCATTCGGAAGATCACCACCGACAGCGGCAAGGGTCTTACGGACGCACTCATCGCGGACGCAATCGCCAAATTCCCGGTTGGCATGACTCCGAATTACATCTTCATGAATCGACGATCTAGGATGCAGCTTCACAAGAGCCGCACCGTGACGCTGTTTGGCGGCCCTGGGGCTTCCAAGCCGGCCGGCAGCGTGGAGCTCGTGGCACCGATTCCGGATTCCGCCTTTGGCATCCCCATCGTGACCACGGACAACATTCTCAACACCGAAACGCTGGCCAGCTAAGAAAGGAAAAACGCCATGCCACACGAATTTGCACGCAATATTCGGGACGATTCCTGGAGGATCACCCGAGCACTTCCAACCGCTGACGGCAACGTGACGTCCAGCGATTTCGACCTTGGAGCCGATGTCTACAAGACTGAGAGCTTTGAGTTTGAGATTGCCGTGCCGGCCCTGTCTGCCGTCAATTTGCCATCGGCTGACACCCTGACTTTCACGGTTCAGGCCGGGTCTTCCGCAGCGCCCAGCACCACGTTGGGGTTGTCCCGCGTCATCACGGGAACCGGATCGGCTATTGCCGCGCAGGTTATTCGGTTTCGACTTCCGTCCGATGTCGCACGATACGTCAACGTCCGCATTGTTGCAGCCGGCGGCACTGGCGACATGTCCTCGCTGACGGCTACGATTCGCCTGCTGTTCTAACCACACGAGCAGGTAACAAGCGGGGACCGGAGTGTGTGCCGGTCCCCGCTCCTTACAGTGAGCGAATTTCACAATCTACTTCGGGGGGCGCAAGCGGCTCTTGAGGTTTTAGCTGGAAGCACGTTCACCGTGGACGGTGTTTCTGGGACGTTCACTGGCATCCTTGACGTAACGACCACCCAGAAGACATTTGGCGAGTCCGGCATGGTTCCAGATGACACCGCAAGACTGACAATCAAGCAGGGGCTCGCATACACACCGGATTCCGGTGACCTGATTACGTGCGAAGGAGTGACTTGGAAAGCGGTTTCGGTCAAGAAGGGGCGGGTCGAGTACGAGATTGAACTGATCGGCGTGGACCAATGACATTCAAGCCAGACATCGACCTATTCCAGAACTCGCTAAAGGAGCTTGCGACGCTCCTTGGGAAGAGCGTGAAAGAGGTTGTTCTGGATGAAGCGTCGTTCTTTGCCCGCGATTCGGCTAAGATGATGCCGCCTTTTGGCAAGACTCCGATCAAGGAGTCATGGGCTGCGCAGAAGAGAATCGGAGAAAGGGCTGTCGGGCTCCAAGTCAATCGAGCATTCAAGCCGCTCGACTGGTTTGAGAAATGGAAAAACGACAAGGTGGTTAAAGGCATGCTTCGGATGGCCAAGGGCCGCAACTTCAATCCGCTGGCCGTTGAGAACGCGATTCGTCAGATGGGTTTCAAGCGCATCGCTGGCGTGATTGACCGACCGACCGAGGAAGCTCACAACGCCAGCCGAGGCAGCGACGGGCGAGTCAGGAAGCGTCAGGCCCAGTGGTTTGTCCGCAAGAAGTCGGACGTCAACAAATACGAAAAGACGCAGCTTGCCGAGCTTGGAAAGCTCAAGGACGGTTGGGGCGTCGCGATTTCCGCCATCGACGCGCTTCGCGGAAAGCTAACGAAGCTACCTCCGTGGATCACTCGCCATAACGAGAACCGTGGAACGCTGGACATCAAGGAAGACAACCGTGGCGACTTTGGGCTGATCGCAACGAACGCCATTCCTTACGGTCAAAAGCACGCCAGCAGCGCCTGGGAGCAAGCTATCAAGGCGAGATACATCGGAGCGCAGAAGCGGGCCTACATGATTTTAAAGGCAATGGAACGTAAGGCCCGAATGATTGGGAGGGCATAACATGGCCACAATCGCAGGCACATTGACGGACGGAACAGGAACGGCGCTTGCTGGCGCAACGCTTGAGTTCCTGCTTTCGACTGCCCCGGAGACGTCAACCGGCATGTACGTGTCTGGGATTCCAGTTCGCGAAACGACCGGGACGGCTGGATCGGCTGGCGTTTACTCACTGACTTTGCTCCCTGGAATCTGGCGCGTGCGATTGCCATCGACTCCGGAGCGTTACATCGGTGTCCCAACAGGTTCCGGCACTTACACAATCGGTCAGCTTCTGCTGACAGAAACGGAGGCACAAATGACAATCCCGCGATGGGTCGAGAATGCCGCTGCGCTTCGTGCGCTTGGCACTGCTTACAGCCTCTTCTTTGTGTCGTCTGATGCCAATGGCGATTGGGGATGGTTTGAGATTTCCAGCAGCACGTCGGCGGACGATGGCGTCAACTACATCCACAATGCGGCCGGCATTGTCTACGAAAGGCGACAGTGAGAACGATTCTTGCCCTAATCCTACTGGTTTCGTTCTCGGCTTTCGGGCAGTCAGCAAAGCCAGTCAACAGCGTTGCGACGATTGCTGAATTGATTGCTCGTCGCGCAGTCAATGCCGAAGAGATTGAGGTCCGAAACTTCTCGACGTCGATCCTGTGGGATCAACCGCGAACTTTCAGGCATGTCATCGACGCGACGAACTCGCACGACGGGGTCCACTACTTGACCAACTCAGGTGCGTCTGGCCGATGGGTCTCCGCTGACCGACTGAGCGCAAATCAGAAGGCTGAGTGGTTTGGCGCTGATGCCACTTCGACCATTGACAGTACGCCGGCAGTACAAAACGCAATTAATTACTGTTATTCCAACAACGTGCCTTCGCTTGAGTTCCCTGCTGGCACGATCCTGATTAGCGAAATCTCATTCACCGGCACAGGACTCGTCGGCGGCTTGGCATTGCGCGGCCAACCTGGGCTTCGTTCGATCATTCGCGGCACGGCAGCCAAAACGATGTTCACGTTGCACACGATGCGGCATGTCACGATTGAACACCTGTGGTTTGACGCGAACAACACGGCGACGAACATCCTGACGATCAACAACTCCACGGAGTTCAAGATCGTTGGAAATGACTTCTACAGGGCGAACGGAAGCGGGTTGCTATTCACCGGCAATCAGAATTACGGCCATCTGATTCAGTTCAACACGTTCATCAACAACAGCGACATCGGGCTGGATTTCAACGGCGTTTCCGCGACGGCCAACAGCATCGTCCGCAACAAGTTTGAGTCTCCCGGATTTACCAACGCCATCGGCATTCGGCTGAAGGGTGGCGTTGCCAATCAGGACTACACTGCCAACGTCTTTCAGTCGCTGCGCTACGGCATGTATCTGGAAGGTGTTGTCGGCTCTGGTCAGATCAACAACAGCATCGACCACAATTACTTTGAGGTCTTCACTCAGAACCCGCTTGCGCTAGGCCCCGGGCAACACAGCGTGCTTGCGGTTACTCGCAACTATTTCTATCAGGACTTTACCGGCGGCACATGGGCGTTGCGCGACACGAATGCCACCACGCTTTACGGGTTTCGATGGAAAGATAACGCAATCACTTCGGACAGCGGCAAAGCTCTGAGCCTGACCAATTCCTTGGTCCGCGATTGGGAGATCCACTCCGCGCCGACCGACATTGCCAGCGACTACGAGCTTCCCGCGAATGTCCCGATCAAGTTCTGGACGCAAAGCCAGCCGGCGCTTTCTGTCATTGTCACCAACTTCACCGTCTCGGGTGCGGCAACAAACCTTTCCATTCCCGGAGACCTTCTGCCGAGCCGCGTGGAGATCACTGGCTCTTCCAACATGACGTTTTCGGTAGGTGGCTTCACGTACCCCGGAACCACGCTTACGCTCAAGAACGCCGGCACCAACACCGTCACTTTCACCGGCATAAACACGGTGATTCGCGCCGGCACTGAGGACACGTTTACATTCAGAAATTCAGCGTGGACGCGATACGTCTACCCGTATTTGCCGGACTACGGCGGCACTCTGTACGGCTCGCTGACAATCACGAACGCGCTTAACGTCGCCGGCTTTTCTGAGTTCAGCGGAGCCGTCAAACTCGGCAACATCATCAGCAATTTCAACGGTCTGATCACCGGAGGATCAATCGGTGCGACGCAGGCTTTCGTGTTGAAGGCCAACGCGGACGCGATGCTGACCATTCAGCGCGGCGCAAACAACCTCGCTCACTTCGGAACGAATGACGGGATTCGATTTGAACGACCGTTGACGACGCTGGCTTCAACGGGCGTCCTTACTCACGTCTACGGATTTGCCACAAATCCGGCTGCTGCTCCACGCGAGGGCATTGCGATGACTTTGGCTAACCTCGCCAGCCTCATCGGTGGCGGTGGGGGACTTGGCGGTCTGGTCATTGGCAGCGGCGACACGAACCTTGTGACGAATGCGGTGTCATCGGCCACGACGACACCGACCCGGACCAACGGAACATTTGCCGTCAACGTCACGGCGGTCCCGGCAAATCTGCTCACCGGAACAATCGACGATTTGCGAATTCCGTCGTCTATTCTGCGAAGCAACGACGCGGCCGCAACGTACGCTCCAATTGCGAACCCGACGTTCACCGGAACCGTGACGATGAATAGCGCGACGATTGGCACGGTCACCGTGACCACCAATCTCAACGTCCCGGTTGACCCGTATGCCGCCGGGTGGGCCACGAAGACCAACGCCCCAACCAAAAAGGATGTTTACGACAAGCTGGAGTCTCTGACTGGGGTCGACTATTTTGGAAATTCGATCTTTGCGGCGCGGCCTGGATTCCTCCTGATCGACCATCTCATGAGCCAGCCAGCGAGCGGAGCCAATGGTGATATTGGGACAATCGCGGTCAATAACAGCGGATCAGTGACGTTTCTTGCCGGCGACGCTGATCGCCCCGGCATGCGACTTCTTAGGGCTACCGGCGCAAATCAGAATCCAATTCACGGCTGGTCTGGACCAACGACGGCAACATCGATCCGAGCAACCAACTTTTCCGGAACTGGAGTGCTTCACTACGAAACCGAAATCAGGACCCCGGACAAGTCTTCCGGAAATGCGGTCACCAACGTCTACAGCCTCCAAGTCGGCTTCAGCAGTGCGGCGTCTACGTCCACCAACGCGCCGCAGGACGGTGCCTACCTGATTCACCAGACGAACCTGATCGGAACGGTGAATTGGGCTTTTCAGTGCTCGTCGAACAACAACTTTTCGACGGCAGTGGATACCGGCGTCGCTTTCACTAACTCCGCATGGTATCGGCTTGGCGTGCGATTGAACGGGACCAATGCCGTCGCGTTCATCAATGGCAACGCGGTGGCAACCAACACAAGCCACGTGCCGTTTGGTCGTCAGTTCGGAGCGTTCGTCCGACTTTGCGACATCATTGGAACGACGACTCTCGACGTGTATCTTGACAAAGCGGCGCTTGGATTCCGCCCGTGAAGCTACTTCTTTCCATCCTGTTTGCCTCGGTATCATGCCTGGCCCAGATTGCTGGGTTTCAGGTCTGGACCAAGGACGACGTGAACCTTGCGTCGCAAAGCAACGCATGGTCTAAGTCGGAAGTCTTCATGACCTACGGCGCTTGGCTTGCGCGTAGGGACGCGGCAGCTACTTCCATCGTCGCGACGATTCCAGGGCCAACCGGAAACGCTGGCACCTACAGGGTTTTCCTGAAGGCCTTTACCCGTCGCTTCGCGAATCAGGCGGTTCCCGGGCAAGCGGAGATTGCGCTCGGAACAAATGCGTGGCAGGCCATTGATTACGGGCAGACTGATTCAACTCCCAACGCGGTCATTGGCACCAACTACGTGGCCGCTGGGCCTTTCACCAATGCGCTAATCCGGTTTACTTGGGTCGGCACAAGCAACGTCCAAGACTTCTATTGGGAGGCGTTTGGTCTTTCGACTTCAACCAACGTAGCGTTTCCGGCATTGAGCGACCCGGAGCCGGCCAAGAATTTGGCCTATGTCGACGCCGCCTACGATTACTCGATCCCTCCAGTCGAGACGGACGTTCGACCTGGCAACATGCTGCGCAACGCCTCGTTTGAGTTGGGTTGGCAACCGGGTTGGATGTATGCCCGCAACTCGCAGGTGAATAGCAACACCTACAAGCCAAATTTCCTGATCGACGCTGTAGGAACCACCAACACAGCCCGCACCGGAAACACCATCGGTTGGATTAACGAAGCCAAGGCTCGCTTTGCGATGTACGGCGGGCCGGTTAGGTTGCGCCCCGGAACCCGGCAATACACCTTGAGCTGGTACGCAAGCGGCAGCAACTCGTTCACGGTTCGATTTCTCTCGCTGGCTTTCACCAATCTTTACGTCGTGCCGAGCACGACAAACATCGGTTATTCGTGGACCTACGCAGCACCAAACACAACGAACTGGGTTCGCTACTCAACCAATTTCTGGGCATGCGATCACCCGACGGCGGAGTGGCGCGTCCACCTCGAAAGTGGGACACTGACATCCGCATTCTTTGAAGACCCGCAGCTTGAGGAGGGCGGCACTCTCAACGCTTGGGCTCCCAAAAATGGCGTCGAGTACACGTTCAAATCTTCAAGGAACGGCGCACTCTACTTTGACACCGAGCCGATCAATCTCAATCTGGTAACCTACAATTACGGTGGATCGGCCTCAAACTTCACGTGGTCGTACGTTGCCTATGGGCAAACCAACCACCAGTTTGGAGTGCCGATCTTCAGCGGAGAATTTAACGGATCAGTGGCTCCCGGTCGCGTTACCAACGTCATAACGGTTCCACCTTGGATTCCGTTTGGCCATTACAGGATTGTCAGCCGGTCGAAGTCTCATCCCGAAATAGATGAGACGATGTTTTCAAAGGTCTGGTCTTCGGACACGACCAACGGCTACGTCGGCATTCACAGCCAGACGGCTGCCGATGCCGTCGCGACAAACTTCTCTCTTGGGTTCCCGGTCTCCCGCTCACTGTCTCCAGGCGGCTACGCTCGTTGGACCGACATCGAAGCGACAAACGACGTTTTCACGTTCGACCCGACGGACTGGAAAGTGAATTCGCAGGCCGGCCAGCAAATCTTCCTTTCGCTCTACAAGAACGACGTTATTCCGGCGTGGGCCTATTTGTCCGGGAACATGCCGCAGACAAATCACCTGTGGGATTACGTGAACCGGGTGGCGGCGAGGTACACCAACAAGATTGCCTTCTACGAAAGCCGCAACGAGCCGTCTTCGTCGCTGACTTCAACCAACCTCCGAGACCTTGCGATTACTGAGGAGTCGGCGATTCATGCAGCGTATCCAGCGGGGCGCTATGTAGCCTGCGGAGGAATGGCTGATGCATCAATCGCATCCAACTTCCTTTCGATTCTTCCCTCGTCCACGCTGTCGAACATCTACGCGCTTTCCTGCCATTTGTACCCGGCCGGCGGCAACGTGGTGATGGACATGAACAACGACAACACCGACCGGCCAAGATACGAGGCTTGGCGCGCGTTGGGAATTGCGTTCAACAAACCGATCATCAACAGCGAATCTGGAACATACGACAACGGTCCGCTGCGGACCTACAATGTCGGAGTTCAGACCGGGTCGGCTTGGACCTACGAACTGCTCCGCCATGAACCGATGGAGAGAGCCGGATACAACACCGTGATGCGATCTATCGCGGTCCTAGCGCGTAGCTTGGGTCACGGTTTCATCGGGTGTCACTACTACGATGCGCGATATTCGTCCTATGATCGCGGTGGCTACGTGGACACGAATCCCACAATCTGGGATTTCTACGATGAGGGTAGGCCGCAGTTGGCGGCGATGATGCAGTTCAAGCGATTGATCGACCCTCCGACGTTTGCCGCATCGGTCACCAACATCATCGAGAGCGACGCCTACGTTTTCGGCAAGAACGGACAGACGGTTGCGATCCTGTGGACGCAGGACAAAACGAATCGCACTGTGACTCTTGGCACAACCAACTTTGGCGTCCTCGACATCTATGGCAACTTGCTTCAGACAAACACTGCGGCAATTCAGATTGGCCGTGTGGCGAAGTACCTCGTTTCATCTTTGGTCAGCACCTCGTCAATGGTTTCGCTGCTGGCCACAAGCATCGTTGCTACGGCATCTGACACATTCGCGCCAACGATCACCATGGATTGGTTCCCGCCGGCCGCCGTGAACGAGAACGGGTCAAACAACGTGGTCATCAAGTGGACCGCGTTAGACGATACTTTAATAAACACGCCGCTGTATCGCAGCAACGTCCTGAGCCGATACCGTCTCGGTCCTGCCGCGTCTTGGGGTGACTGGAGTGAGTCGACGGTTGCGAACATCCCAACGCTTTCCAATGGGGTCTACAGGCTGGATGTCCAATCAAAGGACAAGTACAACAACACCAGCCAAATCTCAGGCATCACATTTACCGTGACCAACGGCGTCGCATCGACTCCACCCAACGCAACAATCGGCACGGCCACCATCGGGACTATCACAGGACCATGAAAAACTCCGCGATCTTGAAGGGGCAACTTGTCGTCAGCACGGAGTTTTACGAAACGGAGCTCCCCCGCGATAGCGTGGACTGCCCGTTGTGGGTTGTCAGTGGCTGCGTCTACGACGGCAAGGCGTGGCTGAAACCGGATGGCTCCGAGCCGAGAGCGGACGAGGAACAAGAAGCTGCTCGCGTGATTGACACCGCGCAGGAAAGGACGAGGCTGGAAAGGCAGCGCAACGAGGTCCAGTCTTTTGGAACCGGCACCAACGCCGAGAGGATTGGGAGACTGGAAAAGGTTTTGGGCGTGGTCTGGAAAGTTCTGAACCAGCAATGAGCGAGGAACTTAAACGCTACTTTCGAGGACGAACCGGCGCATGGGTCGGGCTGATTCTGTACGTCATTGGGGACATTTGCTTAGAGGTGCGAACCTTTCTAAGTCAGGCCCCGGACGATCTTGCCACGGTCAATTTCAAGACTTGGCTTGAGCTTTTTTTCGGTTTGGTAGCCGGCGCGATTATGATGACTCGATCATACGTTTCCGGTGCCTGGGGCGACGCAAAGGATGGCGTCGCGAACCGGGCGATTTATGCGGCATCGAAAGCGCCGACCACCCCAACGGCGCAGAAGGGGGAAACCTAAGGTGCCGACAGGCAAACCAGCTTGGTTGTCCTGGATTGGCGCGGCGGGCGGCGTCGTGGCAATCCTAGGGTTTTTGGCGTCAGTGTGGATGCGTAGCGGAGAGTTCCCGGGTCTGCCGGCGCGCATGACAACCGTCGAAAAGAACCAGGCCGAGATGGGCCGGCGCGTTGACATGATCACTGCCGACATCACGTCGATGAGGCGTGATATGGACAGCAATCAGCGGCGAACCGAGGACAGCTTTGCGAGCATTACGAAGACGCTGGCTTCAATCTCTGGAGTCGTTCAAGACGTGCGGGATCAAGGCATGAAGGCTGCCGGCGAGCTTTCAGCGGTCAGGGAAAAAGCGGTCAACGCGGCAATCCTGGCAGACGATGCCGCGAAAGCCGCGATGGAAACCAAGGCAAAGTGGGACGCGGAACACCAAGGGAAACCGAAATGAGCACTGAGAAACCGAAAGCGAAGAAGAAGGTTGTCACCAAGGGCGGGCGTCGGCGACACGAGAAGAAGGCGCAAACCAAGGGTGGGCGGCGTCGCCACGAAAGCTGATGAGCGCAATCTGCCAGCGCCTAGAGTCTGCGATCATCCGTTGGTTGCTCCGCTCTGCGGACCCAACGGAGGACGCGGTCTCGTCGTTCGCCTTGGCTACCGAAGCAACGGCTGTGACCGTGACTCCCTATGGATTGCTAGTGCATTACGGGGATTCCGCGACGTTCAACCTGAACTTCTACGCTGGCGAGTCCGAGGAAAAGCAGGAGCTTCCCAAGCTGGTTGTCGCGGCAAGTCAGGGTGCGCCCGTCGAAGGCTGCTGGAACATTCACACGATACCCGTCGAGATCACGCTGGCGGTCTCCGCTGACTCATCCTCCACCGTGGACTCGGTCGCGTTCATGGATCAGACAAGCCGATGGGCACACGATTTGATTGCTGGGACTCGCGGCATGATGGATGGGATCGAGGCTGCCGAGCCGACGCTTGTCGTGTCTCACGTGACATCCCCCGAAATCGGCAGGGCTCCAGACGGGCGAATGCGAGTTCACCGCTGGCAATTTGACGTAGTGGCTTCAATGGGACGGTAACGAAAGGAAACGATTATGGCTGAAATCCAACAGGGGCCGCTTGCGCTGTGCTACGGCGCCCCATCAATGACGGTGGCTTTTGACGGTGGTTCTGCGCTTGGGTTTGCGACAACGACTGCCCTCGTGCTGTCCGATGTCGCTCACGATCGAACCGCAGATCAGATCGAGGTTCGCGATGCAGCCGGAAACATCGTCAACGTGACGACGTACAATGCCGGCGACAGCGTTACTCTGACCGTCAAGCCGGCCGGCAGCACGCGGGCGAACTCCAAGACAACCAACGATCTTTTCCCTCGTCCTGGCGGGTACGCTGCGCTTGTGAGTGCAACGGATGTGAGCTACTTGGACAACGCCACGATCACCCCAAAGCTCGGCGGCATCACGGCTGCGTCGGCTGGCGTTGCCTACCAGATCGTGAGCGCGTCCAAGGCTACCACCGGAGGAGGTCACGTGACTTGGACGATTGGACTGCGACGGCTTGAGGGCATTACAAGCTGGGTTCCACTTACGTGACCGCTCGCGAACTCCATTCTCGGCTGGCAGGCGGGGAAAGCGAAACGCTCCTCGGCCTGCCACTCGTGCCATTCTCGCTTGGTCACGCGAGGCTCATGGACTTCCTCGGCTGTTCCGAACTCCGGACGGCCGAGGAGGTCGCTATCGCTGTCGTTGTTTGCTCGCGCCCGCAGGAGGACGTCTTGCCGTTCCTTCGCTCGCGACTGATGCCGCTGCGCCTGGCCGTCTGGAAAATCTACCTGGGAGCCTGGGACCCCATTGCGACGCGGGAGAGGTTCGTTGCCTACCTCAAGCGCCACATGGAACTGCCCATGCATGTCTTCAAGGGATCCATGGCTCCATGCCCAATCCCGGGGCATCAGATGATCCGGACGCGGCTCTTGTCTGAACTCCACTACCGCCCGCAGGACATCGACTCCACGCCGTTCCTGCAAGCCGTCTGGGACATCCGAACGCTGGACGTGATGGCTGGCCGAGTGGAGATGTTCGACAAGACCGAGGAAGACCAAGCTGCGATTGAAGCCTCGATCGACTGGGACGAAGTGCGGAAACGCGGGGCCAAACTCATGGAGGCAAACGCATGATTTCCCTGATGTTCAAGATCCTTGCGGACGCTGCTCCGTGGAGGAAGGTCGTCACGCAGGATCTCCCAAAAGACGCGAAGAAGGCCGGTAGCGAAGCGGGCAAGGAGTTTGGTGCGCAGATGAAGGGTGCCGTAATGTCCTACATCGGTGCCGGCGCGATCCTAGGAGTTCTCAAGACGCAGGCCACAAAGGCAGCGGAGATTATCCGCGAGGCTGGCCAGTCCGGTCTCGGCGTCGAGGCGTTCCAAGAACTCAAAAAGGCATCTGAGGCGACCGGGCTTTCCATTGAACAAATCCAGAAGATGGCCCGTGAACTCCCGGCAGATTTTGAGGCAATGATGGAGCCTATCCGCAAAAACGGAGGCATAATCAGTGAGGCTGACGCTCAAAGTTTGGCGCAGGTGAAGGCTGCAATGGACGAAGCTACCAACTCAGCCGGCAAGCTGTTTGCCACACTGTGGGAAGGCGGCAAGGCGCTTGGGAACATGGTCGTAAATGGAGCGTTTGCTGGTGCTGGAGCGGTTGCGTCTGCGGCTGGACGTACGTTTGGAAGTGAGCGATTGACCGAGGCCGGAAGGTTTCTTTCGACGACTGCTGACATTGGCGCGGAGCGAATGCAAGGCATGCATGCAAGCCCGCTTTCAACCAACGCAGCGCAGTCATTTGCGGCCAGGGCGCGCCAAATTGACGAAGGAAACCAGTGGTGGGAATCGGTTGGCGGCAATCAAGACTGGTCAAAGCAAAGCAACGATGTTGCGGCGCGCGAAATCCGGGCGATGCACGCCACGCTTAGAGAAAGGCTTTAACCCATGGCCATCGAACAAGGAACAAGCGGGGCAATCGAGCAGGCCGAGAGCTATTCGTTCACGCCGTTTGAACAGACGTTGACGGAGACATGGGTAGGCAATCATGCAGCGGTTCAGGCCCTTGTGTCTACCTATCAGGGCCTAGGATACAGCGGCAGCGTCACGCCGCTTCAGGGTCCGAAATCTTCAATCACGGCATCCAAGATCATTGCCGGATCGTTGGAAACGAGATGGGGACTCGACACTCAGTTTGCCATCGTTGACGCGCTGGACTCGCGCAAGTTCCACATCTATCTCGACGGGCTTCCAAGCGATACGGCAAGGGCAGCGTCGCAAGCGCGAATACAACTTGCGGCAAGCCAACTTGCGGAAGGCGTGACGACGGAGCATGACGCACTTGCGTCGACTGATGAAAAGGCTTGGGCGAGAGATGCGGGTTTTAACAAGGGCTACCCGGAGGTCTCGGCTGTATTGACGCGGAAAAACATGTACCCGGTCGACACTGCGTACGTGACCGATTGGGCGGACATCGGAAAAGTCTGGACCACTGCGCAGATTGACGCTCTGACAAGCGCACCTTCGGCAATCGTCGGGACGCTTCCTTCTGGCCGCGTTTGGTTGATGACGCCAGGAGGCATTGACGACGACTCACAAGGACGCTACATCGTGACAACCCACTGGGTTTACGGTCGGTATCCTTCCCACGCATTCGACTACAAATGATCCCGCCTCCGCAAAAGCCGCAACCGGCAGGCAACGGCAACCTGATTCGCCGCATGCGTGAGATTGAAAAGAAGGCCAGAATGGCAATTCCGGTGGGCAGAGGGGTCTCAACTGGTCCGCTTGGTTCTGCTGTCCGGACGGGTCAACCGCAAAAGCCCGCTGGCGGCACAGCAACCGCAATCGTCTGGCTGTGATCAGTTACATCAGCGCGGGGTCGGCGATTACAGCGTCGCAACTCAACGCGCTGACTGCGGAGCTTGACGATGCGCTTCGGGTGTTGTTCGCAGACAAAAGCTGGTACGTTTATCGCGGAATGGCTGGCGGAGTGCCAGAGGGAACGAAGTTCTATTTTGGCGATGATAGCCAGTGGAAGATCATCCCATCCCTGTTCGGTGGATCAGTCACAGCTTACGATCATTCGACATTCACCACTGCCGTCGCCGGCTTCACCATCGACACGATGGAGGCCTCAAACGAGACGGCTGTCGTAACGTACGCGGGCACGTGGCCGTTGCTTGGCAGCCTTGAAGCGCACTCCGTCGTCGATGCTGGGACGACCTATTTCTATCGGCAGGACACGACAGGGTCGGGAGACTACGGTGAAGTTGAGCGGTTCAAGAAGCTGGCCGTCGCGGAGATTCTGATCGAGGCAAACGGCTCCGCGTCGTTCACCTGGGGTTCTTCGTACAACAAGTATCACTTCCTTCGGTTTCACAACCTGGACAACCAAGAGTTGACCGTCACTTTGCCCGGAGGCTCCACGGTTGTCGTTCCTGCGTTTGGGGTCCGCGCTGTCCGCAGAACGTACCCGGGCGCAAACTCTTGGGACACGACCTACCGATACCTTTGGAAAGCCGTCAGCGGCGACTCGCTGTGTTGGGATTCGATGCCGGCCAACAACGTAGGGAGCATGATGTGCTTTCACCGCTGGCTGGACGCACTTTCGCCGGCAATGGCCGCCGGCACGGTTAACGGCAGGGACAGGGCTTGGACGTCCAAAGGGTTCCATCTTGACCCTACTGAAGTTTACGACGGCTCCGCGTACCTCCCGCAGGAAATTTCTGGCTCAGTTGAACTAGCCAAGTTTGAAAAACACTTGGGAGAGTTGTGCGTCTGGCAGAACGCATCCGATCCAACACCGACCCACGCAAGCGTCACGCCGACATGGGCCACGCTTGCGGCCGGCACCGGAGGGATCAAGCTGACGGCTGCCACAGGTTCAGTTCCTCACGTTCTCACCATCGCCGCCGACACTGGCGCAGTTACTCCAGTGGACGTGTTCGGTCTGGCGTCCACGATCACGCCACGCAAGCCCATGCTGCTCCCTTTCAACATTGCGCTTGGGGCTACGGTGGTCGGCGATGTCGTCGCGACAGATGACAGAAGAATCCCCGGCGTCAGCGAATACACGTTGAGCGCCACGTTCACCTATTACACCGACTTTGGAGCGACAGCGAACGACGTCGATCACGATGTCACCTGGAATCAGTTTGGAATCACGGCTTACGGTGGCAGCACTTCGGCAGAATGGAACTCCCCGGCAACGGCCTCGCACTGGTCAACGCTCACCGCTCACGCCGCAATCGTCTCGACTGCGGGAGCGAACGAGCAAGCAACGGCTCCGACGATCACATGGAAAAGCGACGGCTGGCGGCTTGTCGCGTGCGCTGAAGCCGAGTATCCGGTGGCGCTTGGAGTGTGGCCGATGTCCATTTCGCTCTATCCCGAGACGCAGCTTGCGACCATTGACGCAACGGACGGTTTCGTTTTGCGCTGCGGAAACGACATTCTTGCCCGTGACTCGTGGGACATCACGATTCGCCAGCACGGTCGGGTGATGTCCGACTACGTTGGCACGACAGCCGGAAGCACGGTAACGCACGTAGGGCACCCGGACATCCTTGGACAGGACCCGTTGAAAGGTGGCGTGGAGTGGAAGGAGAATCGTGGCGACACGTACGCGGTGGTCACGAACCGCACCGAGTCAATCGGCATCACCCAAGCAGGAACCAAGACGCTTCCTGTGTTCGTTGGAAACGACTCGGCCGAGTTCGTTGGTCGGTCTCACTCCGATCCAGCTTGGTATGCCGCGCACCGGGCAGACTTGATCGCTGGGACAATCCCGTATCAGGCGCAGCAAGAGATTGTCCGGCTTCACATTCTCACACTCCATTACAACCACATCGCCCAAAGGCTCAATGCGATCTACGCAATCGACCCTTTCACTTACGACGAAATTGTGTATTACGGGGATTTGGCCGAGGGCTCTTGGCCTTTCGCGGTTGTTCCTCCGGACTACCAAGTCAACACGATAGCCACCGGCTCAATCGCGGACGACTTGGGAATGACTGTAAACAGTCTCACGATCAACGGCACAACAGGCTATTGGGTCAGTCAGACTGACTGCCAAACGTGGGCTGCGGCTGCTGGTTTTCGCTACCATTCGCAACGCATCTTCGGTCTTTACGACCACTTCTCCGGGTCAGAATCAGTCATCACGAGTTACATGACTGAGGCTGACAATACCTACCCATACCGCTACCGACCTTCGCTTGCCGGGGTGGTCTATGGTGTCGTTGCGGTGGACGACGGGAGCACCCGGGGACCCAAATCCTACGGCCCGGTTGTGCCGTTCCCGGTCTTGACCGAGGGTGCAATGCTGGAGTTGGAATCAAAAGTCACCAACGGCCCAACGCCGCCGACGGGGTGGACGCTTGACGCCGCTTCGTGGGTCTTCACGTACGCGCACTCCACGTTGCACTACGACAACTCCCCGCTCTCGCTGGCC